GATGGAAGGATTTGCGTATTCCAGAATTTAATATATTCATGACTGTCGATTTGGCAATCAGTCAAAAGGCAACCGCCGACTATACCGCAATAATGGTTGTTGGTGTAAATAAAGATAATCATTGGTTTATTCTTGATTGTTCGTATGGTAGGTTTGACCCCACACAAACGATTGATGAAATATTCCGTATGGTTGGTAAGTGGTCTCCTTAGAAGGTAGGAGTAGAAAAGGTCGCATATTAGGCGGCATTAAGTCATTTTTTAGAAAAGGAGATGCCACGAAGAAATATGTTCTTCACGATTACGCAATTAAAAGCGCAACGTAAGAAAGAAGAGCGTATATCTGCCCTACAACCCCGCTTTTCGAGTGGTTCTGTATGGATTCCAGAAAATGCGGGAAACTGGTGGACAGAATTAAAGGGGGAGATGTTGGCGTTCCCCCACGGAGTACACGACGATTTACTTGACGCACTTGCGTATCAAGAATAGATTTCTGTTACTCCAATAAGAAAAAACGCCAGATTTAAAAATAATATTTACGCAGGAGCGATGTAAGGAGGTGGAAAATGCCAACAGAAGATGTTGAACTGATGATGGACGGCATCATCCCTCAAGAACCTACTGCGGTACAAGGGACGTTATTTCCAGACCCTCCAGAACCGCAAGATGGTTATATAAGTGACCCCATGTAGGCAGACGGCGTAATAGTCGAATAGCCAGAAGCAACCGAAGAAACATTACAACAATACGGCATTTCCGAAGAAAAATTAGACGAAATTCGTGAAAACGTGAAGAGAGAAATCGACAGAGCAGACGCTTATTACGAAGAAGAAATCGAGCCAGAGGTAATACGTAGGCACAAGGTTTATGAGGGAGATTCGGAGTATTATAGAAGAAAATTCCCGCATTTGACTAATATTTCTGATGTAACCGCAAGCGATTTTCACGATACCGTAGAGTGGGCGATTCCATCTCTTATTAAAGTATTCTTTGGTAATGAAGACATTTGTAAGTTGCAGGGTGTTAATTCGGAACAAGACGAAAAAGCCGCCGCCGCACACTCAGAATTAATTAAATATCAATTAGAAAGACTTAATGATGGTTTCTTAATTTTCTATGATTGGATTAAGAACTCTCTTATTGATAACCTTGGTATTGTAAAGTGTTATTGGGAAAGAGAGACTACTATAGAACCTAAACAACTCGTCATGAGCGGGCAAGAATTGTTGGAACTACAAATGAATCCAAGAATTAACGTTCTTTCTGTAGAGCAAATTGCTCCAGACTTATTGAATGTTGAGTACGAGGAAACCACAAATATTACGAAAAACCAACCGAAATTAGAAGTAGTTCCTCCTTCCGAATTTCGTTTTTCGCCAGAGGCGAAGTCGTTAGACGACATTGGTTTTGTGGCACACCGCAAAGTAGTAAATCTTGATTATTTACGAAGACGGGAACGTGAAGGGGTGTTCCAGAATATCATTGACGTTATTGAAGACGAGGGTTCTAATGGTTCTGTTGAACGTACAAACTATGAAACAGACCTTAATCCAAGGGCGTATGACAAGATTAACGACAGCGGAAAAGAAGAAGCAAAGAAAGAATATTTTTTATATGAATGTTATGTTAAAACAGATATTAATAACGACGGTATTCTTGAGGATTTAATTGTTACGATGGTTGGGAACACTATTGTTAGGTTAGAAGAAAACACAATGGGCAGACATCCTTTCTTCGTAATTAGTCCAATCCGTGACACATTAAGATTGTTTCCACGCAGAGGAATTGCAGACTTGGTTGGTGAACTGCAAGACTTAAATACCGCATTTTTAAAATAGATTATCTATAATATTGCGGTAAACAATGACAAACAGGCGTTTGTTAATATAGATATGTTGGTAGACCCGAACGAGTTTATAGACGGCAAAAAGGCGGTTCGTGTATAGGGTAATCCAAGAGAAGCAGTAATGTGGAGTCCTATAGAACAACTTCAACCGCAAGTGTTCCAATTCCTTGAATATATGAATACCATGAAAGAAAATCGTACTGGTATTACGAGATATAATCAAGGCATGGACGCAAGTTCTCTTAATAAGACCGCTACTGGTATTACATAGATTATGAACGCATCTAATCAGAGGTTAGAATTGATTGCCAGAATCTTTGCGGAGACTGGAGTTAAGCAATTATTCCGCCATATGATTAAGATGAATCAAATGTTCATAACAGAAGAAACCTTCGTACGCATTACAGATAAGAAAAAACCAATATTCCCAGAAGATTTAGAGGGGACTATTGATATTACTGTAAACGTTGGAGTTGTTGCTGGTAGTAAGCAACAACAAGCGCAAGCGATGCAACTTCTTTTGGGAATGTATCCTCAACTTATCCAAGCAGGGATTGCGGATGTCTCTCATGCGGCATATGCGTTTGGCAGACTTGTTGAGGCGTTGGGATATAAAAACGTATCCGACTTTATATTTACGCCAGACATTATTAAATAGGCAGAAATGATGGGAGTTCCCCCGCAGATGCTAATGATGATGAAATACGCACAAGAAACTGGCGACGCACCTCCTGCATTACAAGAAGGTATCCAAAGTATGATGAACCAAAAGATGCAACAGGCGGCACAAAACTCTGGAATATATGAAAGACAGGCGGCAATGGCATAGGCACAACCGCAAGAAAAGCAACCGTTTAATCCAGACCCAGGTGCGCCAGAGAACGCAGGATTGAGTACGCAGTAGTTTATACAAAGAGCCGCACCTCAACCAAACTCTACTAATGCGGATAGAAGGGACGGAGCGTTTTAATGAGAAAATTAAAGACGACGCAGGAGTTAATTTAGGAAGGCTACAACGCAGAGGCGGCAGTAGCCTTTCTTCACAACTTTATAGAAGAAGAAAAAGATAAGCAGTTTAATTTATTAATGAATTGTCCTGCCGAAGACCTAAGAGAGCGTAGGGCGATTCTTAAATATATAAGACAATTAGAGCCATTTCTAATTGCAAAAGTGCAAGTTGGTATTGAAAATGCAACCGAACAACTCAGTAATGGGATTCGGCGGGAGGATTAATGGAAGATTTAGAAAAACAAATTGATAATCAAGAAGAGCAGGTGGAACAACCCCAAGAGGGGACTCCACAAGAAACGGAGAGGGAAGACCCCGAACCAGAGTTTATTCTTGATGAAGACGGCAATTTACAGTGGAACACGGACGAATTTGACCATCTTGATAACGAGGACTCTAATCCTGTACAACAGGAAGAACAACCAGAATAGAATCAAGAGGAAGAACAAGAAACCGAAACCACAAACGAAGAGCCAAAATACAAGGTTAAAGTAGACGGAGAAGAGATTGAGGTAACTCAAGACGAATTATTGCGTGGTTATATGAGACAAAAGGACTATACTCAGAAAACGCAACAGTTGGCAGAACAACGGCGCCAATTCCAAGAGTATAGACCACAGTATCAACAACAACCGCAATATGTACAACAAAACCAAATGCCCCAAGGAGACGTCCTTAATAATGTGGCAAAACAGATTGCGGCTCGCAACCTTGGCTTAAATAGTACAGACGATTTATCCGAATTAGACTTTGACCACATCACCGCAGTTGTAGAAGCAAAACAGGCTTTAATCAATCAACGCAATACGATGATGTATAGACAACAGAATATCGACAATCTTGAAGCACAACTTAGGGCAGAAGAACCAAAGTATGATGAGATTATGGAGAGAATCAACGACGCTATGCAGAATATTCCTGTTAGTAAGTTTAACCAACTTAAACAGGCATATAACGTTGGTAATCCAGAACCATTACGTTAGTTCTTCAAAGAGATGCAGAAAGATTATTATTCAAACGCAATTTAGAAGGTGGAACAGAAAAAAAGTAAACCTGTTCCTAAAGTAGCCCCGTCTGGCAATACTCCAGTGGAACAACCCAAACAAAATAGAAAAATTGATTTTAAAAAGTTTGGGAGTATGACTACTGATTAGAAGGCGAAATTATTGCTTGATATGGGATTCGTAGATTAAAGAAATTTTTAGAGGTGAATTTATAAATGGCAGGCACTAAATCCAGTTCCTCTTCCTACACTTTTAGTGGTGCTGACGGTTGGACTGTTGGCAATAGAGAGGACTTGTTAGACATTATTACTAATATTTCTCCCGACGAAACTCCGTTGATGAACAAGTTTGGTCGGTCTAAAGTCACTGGTATGATTCATAGTTGGTTGACTGATTCTCTTGACCAACCTCAACAGAACGCTCATCTTGAAGATGCGGCTTTCAGTTCCACCCCAAGCGTACCACGTGTTAAGTTGGATAACTACATTCAAATCTTTATGCGTGATTGCATGGTAACTGATTCTCAAGAAGCCGTACTGAAAGCGGGCGTTAAGTCTGAAATGGCTTTGGCGGCGTAATAGATACAGATTACGTTGACAACACAAATAGTGTTGGTAGGTCATGTAAAATTTGGCTAAATGCGGGAAACTCCTAAAGCCCAACATACCAAAGAGTAAAAATTGGAGGGATTATCTTAGATGAATGGACAATCCGCAGGTAAGAGTTTTGCTTATATATTGGGTGTTTATATTGGTGACGGTTGTATAACCAGACCAAAGAACAAACCGAATGTTTCTTATACCTTTCGATTAGATGTTATAGATAAAGATTTTGCGGTGAAATTTAAAGAAGAACTTGAAGAATTGGGTTGCAAGACAAAATTCAGAGAGTACGAAAGAAATTCAAAGCCGTGTTATATCGTAGAAACGAGAAATAAAGATTTAACCAAGAAACTCCTCGAAGAAACAAATCATAAAAAACTTGTTCCAGAATATATAAACAAGTGGAGTAAAGAAGAAAAACTTTCGTTTATATCTGGAATCATGGATAGCGAAGGATTTATAAGCAAGAGAAAAAAGATAATGAAAAGTGGTCTTCCATCTTTTTAGTTAGGGATAAAGATGGATTACGAAATCTTAAAACAGATAAAACCGATAATGCAATCGGTTGGGTTTAAGATTGGTAAATACACAATGACACTTAAAAAGTGGTGTACAAATATATAGACCGCAGAATTATCAATTAATCTTAAATCTTGGATTGAATCTGGCGCACACTTTAACATCGAAAGGAAAGAAGACAAGGTAAGACAATATATAAACAACACTAACCTCAACGACTATATGCCGAACGTGGACAAATAAGCCCTAAAGATATAGTCTGAACACTGTACGAAAGACAGTGAGGGCGGCAGAAATGACCGTCCCCAATCGAAAGATTGAGTAACAAAATTGTATCAACTGGCTAAAGTTCTGAAAGCGATTGCTCTGGACGTAGAGTACGCTATCGTAAACAATTCCACTGGTCGGCAGGGTTCTTCCGTGAACGTTGGT